ATCAATAAATACTAGGAGAAGATATGTCAAATACTAAACAAGACGCATGGGGGCAATTATTAGCCTCAAAACCCACTTTAGATGAAGTAAAAGCCTATTTTAAGGGTAAAGGCGGCGGACCAGAGGGTGAATCGCACATTATCGATGCAAATGTTGATAAAAAAGAAGGCTTTGTGTGGGTTTATAGCACCAAGTCCGATGCAACCAAGATTATCGACCGTTGTGGAGATGCTATCCTTGATTATAGCTTTTTGGACGGTCAAGGTGTCCAATTAAAGATTGCTCGCAAGGCATTTCGCGGTATTCACTGCGCTTTCCGTAATGTAAAATAAAAACAAAACTATTTATCATAGAAAGTTCTACTACAAGGATTTCTATGACCCACTCCTCCGATTATACCATAACAACACTTAGTTCTAGTATAACTCAATATACTACCTCTAATTCGCAACCTGCGCCTTTTCGATTTGGGGGACCGCACGGTCCTTTAAACTTAAGAAGTACCTGCTTACCTTATGTTCCCACACAAAATCCAAATAGTAGTTTTGTTTTTTCTCAAGTCAATTGTCCTGGTATTACACCTGCTGATGGAGGCGGAATACCAGAATCTATTACTGCAAGAGATAATCTGGTTCACTGGTACAAAATGAACGAAGGGTCCACCAGCGCAGTCACCGACGTTGGCTTAAGCGCATCCTCGACAGACATGACGCTGCTTGGGGCATCGTCCTCAGTCGGAGGACCCACGGCAATCGGCACGCCAGACGTTATAAAGTTCAACGGGACGACAGGCGTTGGTGTTGTCAACGCGAGAGTCGCCGGGACGAACACAGCACTAGGGGACTTGTTCGATACGAACACATTCACTGTATCGTGGTGGATGAAAGACACGACCGCATCATACAGCCTTTATATGACGTGGTTGGCGTGTGTAGCCAGTACGGTCTGGACGAAAGGATGGGGGATCTACTATTACTACGCTAATTTCTGGCCCTGGCAGGATGCGTACAACGTGGGAGCGTATGCGGGCGGCTACAGTGGCGCGGGCAGTTGGCGACATCATGTCATTCGATACGACCCAGCCGCAAGCGTAAGCGGTCAATGGGAGCACTTTATCAACGGGACACCAAGCGCGGGGAATGCGTCGGTTACTCTAGATACGGGTGTCGGCACAGCGACAGGGTCAGACGACGGCACAAATGTGTGGTTTTCGTTGGGCGCAGCGAAGCGATCCGACGGGGTAGTTGTCAACCATACAGCACCCTATATTTCGGATCTCAGGTTTTACAATATCGCGATTACTGACGCGAATATAGATTCAATTTATGCCGGTGATTGGACATAGGTAATATATAGTGGAATTAAATAATTTATAGTATTTCCCCTTATATTCTATCTCCTTGTAATCATTACATTCTTTTCGCTTGACATAAGTGCCTGAATTTGCTATAATATTATAACAAAATGGAGGTGTCTGGTGTCAAAACCATTACAAAAACTTAAAAAACAAGCATATGAAACAGGTATATGTGATCTAATTGAATGGACTCATAAGAAAGGATATTCGATAGAATTCGATTATTGTGTCCAAGATGAACTGCGACCGGCTGATAAAATGATTACCATCAGCACGCGGCAAGGAAGTGAAAAGCAGTTATATGCGCTTTTACATGAATGCGGTCATTTAATTTTAGGCAATAATGAATCAGCCTATGAAAAGCGATATCCTTCATCCACAAAAATGGCATATTGCAACAGTAATAAGAGACTTGCCCGATCCCCCCAATATAAAGTGGATATTTTAGCTGAAGAAATCGACGCTTGGCGAAAAGGAAGAGAGTTAGCAAAAAGGCTCGACATTTGGATTGATGAAGAAAATTATTACAAAACCATGTCCAAGTGTGTATATACTTACGTTAAGTCTTTAGCAAAGTAATGAATGGCGAACAAGAAAATTTATTTGATGCCCCTCTTTTAAAAAAGTTTAAAGTAGGAGATTTAGTTTCGTGGAAGGCTCTAGGGCAATACCAAAAAAATTATGGTTTTATCCAAGAAATCTATTCTGAAAAAAGAGGAATCAACCGAAACTTCGTTTTTGCGAGGGTTATAAAAACTGACGGCACCTATGAACCTTTTAATCTGTCCTTTTTAACAAAAGAGTCAGCTAAAAATTAGGGAGTTGATAATGCAACCACTAGTTACTAATGTGGGCGATCCGAAAAATCCATGGGACGACGTACCCATTGAAGTTCTTATCGAAGAAGAACGTAAGAAACGCGAAGAACTAGAACGCGCCCGACCACGTATTCACATCCCAATGCCAGAACGCAGACCCCCAACTTCGCCCGGTGAAGAATATCCAGACGATGATACGGAATTTAAAGTAGTTATAAAATTTATCTAAATGAATAAAGAAAAAACATTAACTATATTAACCATAGTTCTTATCCTTTCGAACATTTTAGATACTTTTTTGACCATAAAATACATAAAATTTGGTCCCCTAGACGAAGGTAATCCTTTAATGGATCTCCTCCTGGGCACTGATAGCTGTTTATTCGTATTTGTTAAGATATTTTTTGTTACCCTTTTTGCCATATTATTGTGGTATAAGAGAAAGATTAAATTAGCAACCATTTCTCTTTATATCCTTTCTGGTTTTTATATTTCACTCATATTATGGTGGTTATTAGTGATTTTCAGCATTTAGAAAACTAATTATTAGGTATCATGGACGAACAAGAAAGGTTAGGGAAATTTTTGCCTCTCATGCAGAGTTTATATAAGTCTGCCCGCCAAGAACTCCAATTTGAGCCACATGTAAAGATTGTCATTTTAAAGGACGAGTCCAACATGTCGGATCCTTTGGGAAAAACAGCACACTACTCACCATCTGAAAATAAAATTGGACTTTATACACAAGGTCGCCATATTAAAGATATTTTGCGTTCTTTAGCTCACGAGCTTGTTCATCATAATCAGAATTGCAGAGGTGATTTTAATCAAGGCGCTGCAACCGTTGAAGGTTATGCTCAAGAAGATGGTCATTTGAGGGAAATGGAAAGAGAAGCCTATGAATGTGGAAATATGATTTTTCGCGATTGGGAAGACAATTTAAAAAAGAAGGGAGCTAGCCCACTATTTACTAGCACACATTATGCGAATGCCATAATGGAAAAAGGAGATGGATTGATGAAAAACAGTTTAAAGGAATCGACTCTTAGAAACATTATAAGAGGAGTGATCCAGGAAATGTTTGACGAGGATTTAAACGAAGACGACAACATGGGAATGCCAGCAGACGCAGAGTCACAAGAAGCAGCAGAAACAGCTTCTGAAGAAGGCGAACCATATGAGGCTGGTGTTGAAATGGAAGAAGGCATGTTGGGAACCCTCGGCGGTGCCGCATTGGGATTTGCATCTCCTATTCCTGGTGGGATGGCGCTCGGCGGCGCACTCGGTGGCGGACTAGAAGATAAACTAAAAGGAACCGCAAAGAGAAACGATTCTCTACCTAAAAAGAAGAAAAAGAAGAAAAAAGCTGAAATAGAATCTGAAGTCAATGAAACAGACCTTGAAGAAGGGGTCGGAAGTGTCATCAAAAAAGCTGTGTCGGCGGCAAAGCCATTTGTTAAAGACACTGCCAAGGCGTTCGCAAAATCGGCGGGAGAAGAAGCTATCTCACAAGCTAAATCGCTTGGTAAAGAATTACCTAAGAAAGTTAAACAAAAAATTCTTAATAAAGTAAGTGATGCTGATACCTCAGATGTCGAGAGCGACGGAGATTGCATTAAAATTTGCGAAACTTATTTTCCAAAAGATAGAAGCATCCGACAAAAAGCCCGAACTGATTTAAACAAAACCCTTATGTCAAAATGGGGTTATAGCAAGAAGGAGGAGAAATAATTATGGCAAGCCCAAACAAAAGAAAAGGAAAGAAACTATATGGTAGTTTTGGTAAAGCTCGTAAAGCCCAATCGGAGTCACCGGTAGAACCTGTTGTTGAACCCGCTGTTGAACCCGCTGTTGAACCCGCTGTTGAATCACCGGCTCCAGACAAAACCATTGAACCGATAAAAAAGAAACGCTCTTTCTTTTCAAAAGATAAAGAATAGAAATGAAATTTGACTTAGATTCTATAACTAAGCGTTTTATCTTAAGTGAGGGAAAGGGACCAACTATTAGTAGTTGGATCCAGTCTCTATCTGAAGGGGTAAACTCGCTCAAACCACGCAGTTTATCAGAACAGCGAAGAATCGAGGTTATGAAACACAATCTTTCAGAATTAAAAAGGTGCGCTCGAAGAATGCAAGAACAAATTTCCCTTTTAGAAGAACAGGTCAATATACTTCAGGAAGAAAAACGTGATGTCTAAAGATAAGAATATTGAAGAAACTTCATCGGTAGCTGGTGGATCCTCTGGCGGCTTTGCTCAAAAATCCCAAAAAAAAAGAAAAATGCCTAAAGAGTATTATTTAAGCAGAAAAGAATTTATTGAAGAAGCAAAACTTAGAAATGTTATACGTGAAGTTGCAAAAAAGAAATCAACTTCATACAACGATGATAATGTTTTGAGAGATATTATTAGAAAGCTAATTTCAGAGACAAAAAAGGATGTAGAAGAAGCCCCACATTCTTCAACTGCAATCAATCTTCTTGAGGATTTATTAAAATCTATTCTTCCTAACCTTGAAACGGAATTTAAAACATTAACCACCGCAAAAATACAAAGAGATTCTTTTCGCGCCCATGTTGTAAGTGCTGTTTCTACGTTGTTAGAAACCGAAAGTATCAATAAAAAGGGTGGAGATCTTGCCTCTGAGGAAGCATTAATCAGTTTGGATGAAGAAGATTCAGTTGAAGAAGAGGTTGATATCAAAGTATCTGATGTTGGTGCATCTGCTGAAGACAAATTTATTGATATTGATGCAGAACCAGAAGAACCAGAACCAGAAGATACATTTGGCATTGAAGGTCAGGATGAAACCGGTCGCGCATTGGCACAAGACGCCTTTAACAATATAGAAAAAAATATTGCTGAAACTTATGCTATACTACATGATGATGAGGATGAGAAACTTTTTGAAGATTATCTTATCACAAACTTGAAACTATATTTTGACAAGTGGGAGAAAGAACTTGGGGCAGTAACCGAACCAACGACAGACGAATATGAAGCAGAAAAAGACCAAAACGCAGCAGGCTCTGAAGCTGGTGCAGAATTTGACGCAGAACTTGGTGACGAACTTGGTGGAGGAATACCCGCCGCAGGAACTGGCGAAGAACTTGTACAATGAGGCATTAATGAGATTTGAGAGAATTGGCACGGACATTGGCAAACTAGTAGACGAAAAGAACACTGCATATGGCAGTTCATTTGAGAAATCAGAACAAATATTACAGGTTTTATATCCAGAAGGTATAAAGCCAGATCAATACAAGGATATGTTAGCAGTCACCAGAATTGTTGACAAATTATTCAGAATAGCAACAAAAAAAGACGCTTTTGGTGAAAGCCCTTTTAAAGATATTGCCGGTTATGGTATATTGGGAGTTGCTAACGATGAAGAACAAGAATGACGGAAGAAATCGTTATTATTCTCTTTCCAACAAATTAAGAAAAGAAGGCAAATCAAGTGAAGAATTTGAAATCCTTTTTAATAATCTATCACTCGAAGAAGTTATCGGCTTAAAACTTGAGCTGGCTTCTAAATTTGGTCTTAAAGGTAAAATGTATGGTTTACCCATTTGGTATTCACTCCGAACAATTGTAAAAGATGCGGTTTTAAAATATGCCATGTCTGCCACACGTTCAAAGCGTGAGGCGGCAAGGTTTCTAGGACTTCAGGCAAATAACTTTAATCTTTTATTGCGGAAGCATAAGATCGACAATTATTTTGAGGAGGGGGTTGACACTGATTCAAAGAGATGATAACATACTTTTAAAGTAAGGCAAGATAAATAACTTTTACTATATTATTTGTTTAAGCTTCAATGGCTCTATTGAAGTTATCGAAATGAGCCTAGCGTTGTTGTTGTGATCCTGAAAACAACAATCTTGCCAAATATAATTTGCGAATGTAGCTCAACTGGCAGAGTGCTAGCCTTCCAAGCTGGATGTTGTGGGTTCGAATCCCATCATTCGCTTTTTTACAAAATATAAATAATTGTGATATAATACTTATTACTGCGGGGGTGAACTGGATTCGACTGGGTGTCGAGATAGATTTGTGCAAGGGTGTATAAGCAAACACTAAAAGGCTTAAAACAAATAACTGCTAACGATAATGTTGCATTAACTTTGGCTGCGTAAGCAAACAAAGCGGGGCTTTTACGGTTTTCCTTGTTATCCAATAAACCGTGCTTTAAATTAACACACACACAAAGGAGGACATTTATTATGTCAGAAAATAAAAATACAAGCGGATACGAAATTAGACAAGGATTGCTACAGCAAGCTCAACGAATTGTAGAGCAAAACGCTCACATGCAATTTGAAACAAGCGGCAAGCAAAACTGGTCGCCTGTTACTTCTGAACAAGTTATTAAAGTTGCAGAAGAACTTAATGCTTTCGTTCAGAAGAAAGATTAAAATTTAACCTTGTATATCACAAACTGTTAAAACATTTAGGACGCGGGTTCGATTCCCGCCACCTCCAATTTCCACTTTTCATATTCCTCTTGATTGAGGTTGATCATTTTATAAACTTTCTGTTTTAGTAATTCCTTGTCCTCTTGGGAATTACACCACATCCATGCAAGCGTTGTTTGGCTGGATTTAATTTTCATCTCTGTGTCTTTGATAGCGTCCTCAATTTTAAGATATTCCTCATCACTTAATTCCGGTAGTTCGATTTGGTGTGCATTGGAGAGAGTTAATAAGCCTACAAGATCATGGTTGTCGTAATATTCTGTCACCTTCTTATATTCTTCTTCGGCGTTCTGCACTTGAGATACGTCCGGGTGCAAGATTTTAGCTAAATTTCGATAAATTTTGTGTATAAGTGGTGAGGGTGGGGGAGTTGAGTCGTCAACGATTGTTGGGTTGGTTTTTGGTGCTTTTTGGGCAGATTTTACAAAAGCTATCTCATTATAAAATTCTTTATTGAACTCTTCTAAATATTTTTCTGCTAACTCTTCAACCTCTTCAAGTTCAAGATTAAGGTATTCTATTTTGAGACTTATTTTTTTAAATCGTTTGGACACGATATATTAAATATTAATGAGAGATATTATAGCTTCATATTGGTCGTAATCTTTTAAAAGCTTGCGCATTGATTTTCTATAAACCAATATTAGTTGATGGTTAGTAGTAGCCATACATAGATTCTCAAATCCGCGATAAGCCGAGTGAATCGCACCAACCACTTCGCCACTACTGTTTAATATTGGAGAGCCGGATGATCCACCTTTTGTTGGTATAGAAAATGCATAAGAAATTTGTTGACCCCTGTATGTTTTCTTTTTTCCTAAAAAGAATCCTTCAAACAGTGGAATCATTTGTGGGGACCACAATCCCATTGGGGCTGCGATATTATAGTATTTTTCCCCAATTAAGGGATCTGACTTTGAGATAGTTAGAGAGGGGATGGGGATTTTAGTAGTAGCCAATACACAAATGTCGGCACGAAGATTGAACTCTATAGGAATGGCTGCATATGCTCTGCCTTTGTAGTCGTTTAAAATGAAGGCGCTTTTTTCATTAACTTTCCATGCAGGATTACGCGGGTTATAATCGCGAATAAAATAATTTATTTGTTTGCCTGACATTACAGTACAAACATGGGCAGAAGTAGCAACTAGAGATATATTTCTATCATGCCCGACTATAAAGCCAGACGCAGAGGATCTTATATCCATCTCATATTCTTCTAAAACTGAGTCAGAGGTTGAGGAGGTTTTGGTAACAAGGATATTTTTATAAATATCGATTTTAATAAAAGAACGTCTCTTGTCTCTAAACAAGTCTCCTGGTCCCATAAGAAAAGTACCAGTAGCACAGGAAGAGCATCCCACAAACGTGATGAACAACGTTAAAACTAGTAATATCTTTGCAACCGCATCTTTCATAGGGAGTATGTTTCCGTCTAAAGTAACTATAAAGTAAAAACCAAAACGACCGCCCTATTTATAAGAGAGCCCTAGAATACAAGGCTCGAAAGCGATAGGCTTATATGGCAAAAAAATTTTATGTTTTAGACACAAGTGTATATCTTACTGATTCTTCTTCGATTTATTCATATGGGAATAATGATATCATCGTCCCACTAGTAGTTCTAGAAGAATTAGATAATAATAAAAAAAGACCCAATGGGATAGGAATAAATGCTCGAAGCATCATTAGAATCCTAGACAAACTCCGAGAAAAGGGACAATTCCAGAAAGGAATCCGAATACGCAAAGGCGCTGGATTAATATTTACAGTCGCGCCTGAACTTAATGAATTGCCAGTCGGATATGACCCGGAAATTGCAGATCACCAAATCATAGCCACAGCATTAACAGTACAGCGAGAACACCCCAATAAAAAAGTGGTTGTGGTATCTAATGACATTAATTTAAGGATTAAGTGTGATGCCATTGGTGTCGCGGCAGAAGCATATGCCACTGAAAATGTAATTGAAAAAGGTAACGACCTTTATAGCGGCTTTACTAAGGTTTTGGTTGATGATCAAATAATTGATAGATTTTATTCTGGTGAAGATATTATTATTTCTGAAGTTTCCGAAGAAAAGGTCGATCTTTATCCTAATCAATTTATCATGCTGGTTTCTTCATCTAATGATAAGAAGACTGCAATCACTCGTTATATGGATCACATAAGGCCACTCAAGAAAATTCCTGAACATCGTGATGGTGGCTGGGGGATTACACCAAAAAATAAAGAACAAAACTTTGCGATGGATTTATTATTAGATCCTGATTTACCTGTGGTTTCTCTCATCGGTAAAGCTGGTAGCGGCAAGACCTTGTGTGCAATTGCTGCTGGTTTAGAACAAGTAATGGGTGAAACTCCCCGTTATAATAGATTAATTGTTTCTCGACCAATTCAACCAATGGGTAAAGATATTGGATATTTACCAGGAACCATAGAAGAAAAAATGGCACCTTGGCTAGCACCGATTCAAGATAATTTACGATTCCTTTTTGGGAATGATAATTTAATGCTGGAATCTTATATGGATAAAGGAATTATTGAAGTCGAAGCAATCACCTATATCAGAGGAAGATCAATTCAGAAATCCTTTATTATTATTGATGAATGTCAAAACTTAACGCAGCATGAGATCAAAACCATCTTAACTCGCGTCGGCCATCATAGTAAGATTATCTTAACTGGTGATGTTGAACAAATTGACAATGTTAATATTGATGAAGTATCAAACGGCTTAACATATGTAATCGAAAAATTAAAACCTTATGATATTACAGGACACATTACATTTTTGAAAGGAGAGCGTTCTAAGGTCGCGACATTATGCGCAAAAGTTCTTTAATTTTAAAAGTATTGAAAAGTGTGATATGATATTTTCAATATTTTATATTAATATATGATATGAAAGAATATGTAAAAAACTCTTTCAAGAAATCAATGAAAGAAAGAAAAGAATACCACATTTATGATGTGCCTGTATTTTTGATTAATAAGTTCCCTCCATCTATTGATGCCAACTATATTTTTAGCTCTGTAGAGGATTCAATATCTTCTAAATTTTTAAGAGGAGTCGAAGGGATATATGTTGGCAATTTTCCGGAATTAAAAGATCGAAACATTCAAGCCTTTAACAAAGATGGTGCAATTTATTTATCCTCATTTGAAGATTTCCCAGATATTTCTCCTGATTTAATTGTTAGAGACATTATTCATGAAATAGCTCATTCTGTAGAAACTAATTTTTATGAGTTAATTTATGGAGATTTTTCAATAGAGAGGGAATATGTTGGGAAGAAAAAGAGAATTGTTGATCTCTTAATTGGACAAGACTACCGATTTCATAAAAAGATATTTTTTTCTGATGAGTTCGTTGATGAGTTAGACGATTTTTTATATAAAACTGTGGGGTATGATAAATTATCTGTCTTATCTGCTGGACTTTTTATTTCCCCTTATTCTATTACATCCATAAGAGAATATTTTGCAAACGCATTTGAAGAATATTTAGAGGGAAACACAAAATATGTTCAACAAATAAGCCCGATGGTGTATAATAAGATTGAAAATTTAATGGAGATACAATGAAGAAAATGATTAATGTAGAAGAAGATAAAAAAAATAATAAACTTGTTGTAAGAGCAAGCGCCCCAAAGGACGTTCGAAGAAAGATTGCTATTACGACTTTGGATGTTGAAAAGTATCTAAAAGACAATGATTATGAATATACAAAATGTCTAAAAGAAGATTCAGTCTATAATCGTAATAATAAATTCGATGGTCATTGGGAATTTGAGATTAAAACATTAAATATTAAAAAAAAACCAAAAAAACCAATTAAAATAACGAATTCTCTTGACAAGACCTCCACCCCCGTGCTATCATCAACTAGAGCTAAAGAAAAAAGCTCTAAAGTTGATGAATAGAATGCCTCATATATCTTTTAGTGCTTTAAAAAATTGGGATTTTTGCCCCTTTTATCATAAACTTACATATGTCGATAGGATTAAGCTTTTCCGTGGAAATGTTTACACTGCGTTTGGAACTGCGTTACATGAAACCTGCGAAAAACTTGTATTTAATGAAAGTTTAGATTATGAAAAATCTTTTAAAACTTCATTCAAGGATGAATTAGTCAAACTACCTGAAATTCCAGAAGAACATGCCTCCATGATTCGAGATATGAAGGAGCAAGGTATAGAATTGGCATCTATGATCTTGGCGGCATTGAATCTTAAATTCCCAGGCTTTAAAGTCTTTTCGGCTGAAGAAGCACTCGTGGAGGTAATTGACAACCCTTCAATAGATTATGATTATAAAGGTTTTTTAGACCTTGTAATCAAAACACCCGATGGTAAATATCATATTATTGATTGGAAATCTTGTTCTTGGGGATGGGATATGGAGAAAAAAACTGATCGAATAACAACTTATCAGCTAACTTATTATAAGAACTTCTTTTGTTCTAAACACAATATCAGCCCAGAAAACGTGGAAACGTATTTTGGACTTTTAAAGAGAACAGCCAAAAAAAACAAAATAGAAATTTTCCGTGTTTCCAGTGGATCAAGAAAAATTAAAAACGCATTAAACATTTTAAATCAAGCGGTGTATAATATACACAATAACAATCATCCAAAGAACCGCTTGAAATGTGCTAAGTGCGATTTTAATCAAACCAAGTGGTGTCCATAGGGGAACAATGGCAAATAAGAAAATAAAAATTCTTACAATTTCAGATCATCCACTCAGCCCATCAGGGGTTGGAACTCAGACAAAATATTTCATTTCCGAGATGCTACAAACTGAAAAATTCCAGTTTATTAGTCTTGGCGGGGCAATTAAACATGATAATTATAACCCCGTGAAGTTGGACGAGTTCGGTGAAGATTGGATCATCTACCCAGTCGATGGATATGGAAATCCAGACACAATAAGGTCAATTTTACGGAACTATAAGCCTGATATGATTTGGTTCATGACCGACCCAAGGTTTTATCCATGGTTATGGCAAATTGAAAACGAAATTCGATCACTTTGCCCCCTCATTTATTATCATGTATGGGATAATTTTCCCTATCCTACTTTTAATAAAATATGGTATGATTCAACAGACGTGGTGGTTTCCATCTCCAAGCTGACTTCCAATTTGGTACAGACGGTTTCTCCCGACACAGAAGAACACTACTTGCCACATGCTATCCCTACGGACATATTTGCTAAAATAGATGAAACGGTCGTTAAGAAATTTAAGAAAGAAAATTTAGATATTGATTCCTCAAGCGATGACCATTTTTTAATATTCTGGAATAGTCGTAATGCCCGCAGAAAACAAAGTGGTTCATTGATATTCTGGTTTGATTCGTTTGTCAAGAAGCTGACAAAAAAACATAAAAACGCCAAAGCCACATTGTTAATGCATACGGAACCCAAAGATCCTAATGGGCAAGATCTATATCAGATCATTCAGGAGTTAAATTTAGGTGGCAATTTTGAGTCAAAACAGGGTCGTGTTAAAATATCTAATGGTAAATTAGACCTAGCAACTCTCTCAATGCTTTACAATGCAGCTGACGTTACAGTAGGTGTTTCGGATGCAGAAGGATTCGGCTTATCCACATTTGAATCCTTAGCTTGCGAAACACCTATTATAGTTACAATGACAGGCGGTCTTCAAGAACAAGTTACATTTGTGGATGAAGTTTCACACGATTCCACTTTAAAGAGGAATAAAAAAGCCAAACCAGTAACAGAATACGAACATGGCATCGGTCTTGAGCCCGCATCGAAAGCGATTATTGGCTCCCAAGAGGTTCCGTTTATCTACGAAGACAGAATTTCGGAAAAGCAAGTGGTCGATTCCTTAATGAAAATGTATGAATACGGTCAAATCCGTCGTAACGAATTAGGCGCAGCAGGTCGCGAACACGTTATGAAAAATTATAATTTTAAAGATTTCGCAAAGAAGTGGGAAGAAATTTTGGTTGATGCTCATGAAAATTATGGCTCATGGGATACTAGAAAAGGTTACAAATCTTGGGAGTTGAGAACAATATGAAAAAGGTTTTAGTTAGAGGTCCGGCACTATCTCAATCTGGTTATGGAGAACATACGAGATTCGTCTTACGATCTTTGAAACAGTTTGAAGATTTATTCGATATATATTTTATAAATGTTAACTGGGGTCAAACCAGCTGGATTTGGAAAGATGATGAAGAACGTCGTTGGATTGATAGTCTTTTGGCTAAAACAGTTCAATATGGACAATCGAATGGACAGTTTGATTTTTCCGTACAAGTCCAAATCCCCAACGAATTTGAAAAGCTCGCACCAATTAACGTGGGTGTAACAGCGGGAGTTGAAACCACCAAGATTTCACCCCAATGGCTTGAGGGTTGTCTCCGAGTAGACCGAATAATCACCATTTCTGAACATGCTAAATACGCTCTGGAAAATACAGAATATCCAGCGAGGAACAATCAAACTGGTGAAGACTTTGTTGCTAAAGTAATAGCTCCTATCGAAGTGGTAGAATATCCTGTTAAATGTATCCACCCCGATCCTGATTTTGATATTGATTTAAAATATGATTTTAACTTTTTAACAATAGGAACGTTTATTCCTCGTAAGAATCTTCCTAATACTATTAAATGGTTCGTTGAACAATTCTACGATGATGAAGTCGGACTTGTTGTCAAGACAAGTTTGGCGAAGAATTCTTTGATAGACAGAGAACACATTCATAAAGAATTAAAAGAGTTGTTGAAAGAATATAAAGATCGAAAGTGTGAAGTTTATTTGCTCCATGGAGATATGACAGAAGAAGAACTAACTGCTCTCTATCAACATCCGAAAATTAAATCTTTGGTTAGCTTATCCCACGGAGAAGGTTTCGGGCTTCCTCTTTACGAAGCCGCTTATAATGGTCTTCCAGTGATTGCTCCAAATTGGAGTGGGCAATGTGATTTTCTTAATATGTCAGTAAAGGATAAGAAAGGAAAAACCAAGAAGAAGCCGATGTTTACCACTGTTGCGTATGATCTTAAGCCCGTTCAGCCGGAAGCAGTCTGGGACGGTGTTATTCAGAAGGAGTCCTTGTGGTGTTTTCCCAAGGAATGGGATTATAAGAAAGCATTAAAATCTGTGGTCAAGAATCATACGTCGTTGAAAGCAATTGCAAAGAAATTGCAAAAACACCTTCATTCTTCTTTTTTGGAATCACGACAGCAAAAGAAGCTCGTTGAAGCAATTTCCGGCGAGAAAGTAACATACTTCGATGTAAGTGAGCTTCCAAAAGTCTCTATCATAACATCAGTCTACAAGGGTGATGAATTTATTGAGCCATTCCTAGAAGACATAACAAGTCAGACGATATTTGAACAAAAGTGTGAATTAATTTTAGTTAATGCTAATTCCCCCGAAAATGAGGAAGAAGTAATTAATAAATATATTGAAAAGTATCCCAACAATATTGTTTACAAAAAACTGGACGAAGATCCAGGCATCTATGGAGTGTGGAACATTGGGGTTGATCTTGCATCGGGTGAATACATCACAAATGCTAATCTAGACGACCGAAAAGCCCCGTGGTCGCTCGAAAGACATGCAAAATCCCTTTTCCAGAATAAGGAATTGGATTTGGTCTATTCGGACATGGCAATCACAGACAAACCAAATGAAACGTGGCAGGATAATTCTTCCAATGGTAGAAAATATAATTTTCCTGAATTTTCCTTTGATAATCTAAAAATGGTCAACATGCCCCACGCATCCCCTATGTGGCGCAAAGACATCCATGAAAAGTATGGAAAATTTGATGATAATTATAAGTCCGCAGGTGACTGGGAGATGTGGTTGAGGTCAGCTTCCCAAGGTGCAAAGTTTGGCAAAATACCGGATGTTTTGGGCTTGTATTACTTCAATCCAGCAGGGATCTCTACCAATCCTGACAATTTTAGCTGGAAACAAAAAGAAGAGAAAGAAGTCTTTGAGAAATATAAAGACATTAGTCTTGAGAAGTAATGAAGTTAATCACTTTCTCTTTATGGGGGCAAGACCCGAAGTATCTCGTCGGTGCCTTAAAGAACGCTGAATTAGCTCAAGAAATATATCCTGGTTGGACTTGCCGCTACTATATTGGAACCAGCGTCCCATTCTCCATCGCATATCAACTTGAAGCTATGTCAAATGTCCAAGTTGTCCGCAAACCAGATTTTGGAGATTGGCGCGGAATGTTTTGGAGATTCGAACCAGCATCAGAAGATGATGTAGAGGTGATGATTTCTAGAGATACAGATTCACGTTTAAGTTATAGAGAAAAAGCCGCAGTTGATGAATGGTTGTCGAGCGATAAAGGCTTTCACATTATGAGAGATCACCCATATCATAATTTCCCAGTTTTAGGGGGCATGTGGGGTGTGAAAAATGGCGTCGTACCACAGATGAAAGATATGATTACTGATTTTTCTCAACAAGATGAATATGGGACTGATTATAAGTTCTTCGCCCAAGCGGTAATTCCTTATATTAAAGACAATGTTTTGGTACATGATGAATTTTTTGGAGGAAAGCCATTTCCGGTTAAGCGAGTTGAGTTCGAATTTGTTGGGCAAGTTTTTGATGAGAACGAAGAAACAGTCATAGAGCACTTAGATGCTCTTAAGTCAAAACTCAAATGAAATTTTTTAATTTAGACTTACATATTTCAGTTATTGCAGATATAAAATCGATTTTTACCGAACTTGGTCACTCTGTTGATAATTGGAGTATTTCTGGTCATGCTCATGTAATGGGAGAGTCCACCAAAAATGTTGAATTTATCAATCAACACACCTGGAGAAATATTGATGATAACTTAATAAATAAGTTCTATGATCGATATAAAGATACTCTTTCTTCTTATGATGGATTTATTGTTACTCACACTCCTTGTTTTTCTTTATTGTATGAAAAATTTAATAAACCGATCATCACTGTAGCAACCACCAGATACGAAGAACCATTTTCAAATGACATGATAAAATGGTCAAAGCTTAATCATTATTTACAAGGTGGAATTGATAGTGGCAAGATAATTCCCGTTACCAATAATAAATATGACAAAAGATACACAGAATTGTTTACAAATCGTACTTGGGAACATATTCCGAGTTTATGCGAATATACTAACGCACAATATACAGGCATCCAGGGTAAATTTTTATATTCATCGAAGTTCAAACCATCATTAAAAATCAAAGGCTTAGTAGATAAACAGAAAGAATTTCCCAATGGATATGATTGGCAAGAGTTAGCAGATTACAAGGGAATTGTTCATATACCTTATAATATTTCTACCATGTCTATTTTTGAACAGTATACTTCTAATATACCTTTATTTTTCCCCTCTTTGAAGTTCTTATCGTTTTTAAGAGGCAACTTACCCAATGGTGGTATACTTTCAGAAACTTCATGGAACCAAGTTCATGGTTTACCTTCTAATTCTGTCTTATTTTGTGGTTTAGAAGACCCCAATAATTATAAAAGTTTAATGGATATGATGAAATGGGTCGAATTGGCTGACTTTTATGACACTGATAACATGCCCCACATTCAATATTTTAATTCGTGGGAACACCTAAACGAAATTATACATTCAGTTGACTTGCAGAATATCTCCGCTCAAATGAAGGGGCACAATAAACATAGAAAAGAAAAGGTATATGCTTCATGGAAAAAAATATTGGAGAGTATTGCATGTTAAAATTTATTTGTTATAATTGGATGCCGACCATCGCGGACCATGTGTTAGATTTGCCTGAATCTTTTTACAAGTCTGCTGGTACAGGTCGGTTACACAATGTTGATCAATTCAACCCATATATGATCAAAGATAATGATCTCATTTTTGTTAAAACTGATTTCATCGTAAATGGATATTTTAGAAAAAACTTTTTAGATAAGATATATAAAAGATTCAATTTAATAACGGGAGTATCATCTTATCACTTAGGACGTGATGGAGGTGAAATTTATAAAGACATTCTCGGACACCCTAATTTGAATAAGTGGTTTTGTACCAATCCTCCTGTCGAGCATAATAACAAAATTATCCCCTTGCCCATCGGGTTTCAAGAACCTGACCGTCCAGGCGGCGATCCAAATTTATTAAATCGAGTATATCAAAATAGGATTTTGTTTGAAGAAAAAGAGGACAAAATTTACCTCCCCTATCATACCCCAACCACAAACCCTCACCGGCAGGAACTGGTTAATTATTTGAAAACGCTGCCTTTTGTGGTGTGTCAAGAACAGAAGCAAGACCTTGAAGAATATTACGAGTCGATGAATAAATATAAATTTGTAATAGGGTTAGAGGGAAGCGGTCCAGATATTCACCGGAATTACGAAACACTTCTTGTTGGCTCTGTTCCTATTAATAAGAGAAACATAATCGAGAGGGTGTTTAAACAACATTGTGTAAAAGGTGTTTTTTTGGATGCTTGGAAAGACTTGACGGAAAAAGAGTTTAAAAAAATTTTGAAAATGGAGTATAATCTTTCTAAGGTGGATGATTTTTTGAAAATAAAAAATCATATTACTTATATTAGGAGCCAGATAGATGCCGGGACAAATTAATAGGGGAAGCTTCTTAGGTGAGCAAATATTTAAGTATTCACTGGACCCTAAATATAAAAATTATGTAGAAATTGGAACGTGGAACGGTCAAGGAAGTACAAAGTGTTTCATGGATGGAATTTTATCACGTACTGATGATTCTTGTTTATATACATTAGAGGCGAATATAGAGTTTTACAGTGAGGCATCTTCATACTGGAATCCATTTATGATGACCTATCGAATTCCATATCCTAAATTAAAAATGTTATATGGAAGGATAATCGAAAAAGAAGAACTCGTTCCTATTGATGAAGTAAAAAACCATAAAATTTTTAATGAGCACCCATGGCTAGAATGGAGAGACAGAAACATACAAGAGTATGATGCATGTGATAATGTATTAAGCAATTTACCAGATAAAATTGATGTTTTGTTATTAGATGGCGGTCAGTTTTCCACTCAGGCAGAGTGGGGAAAACTAAAAGAACGAACGCAAATTATCTTATTGGACGATACTAAAACTTTTAAAACTGAAAAAATCAGAGATGAAATTGTAAAAGAAAAAGACACTTGGGAAATTATTTTTGATGATACAGAAATGCGTCATGGAACTTTCATTGCATCTCGTAAAAATATATAAACAAGATGAAAACAGCAATTTGTTTTAGTGGGACTTGTAGGAGCTTAGAGCATACTTACCAAAACTTAAGAGAAAATTTGATTAATTCTGTTGGGGACTGTGATATCTTTATGTTCGTCCCTAAAAATCCAGATGCTTATAAAGCACTTAAATTTCTAAACATTCCACAACTAAAAAAGGTTTTAATAGAAGAAGAACCGAACTACGACATTTCTAATTTAAAATTTATCCCTGACTGGCCGCCACCTCGGTCATCGCCCCAGATTTATTATAGGATGATAAAGTCAAGAGAGAGGTGCGCCGATATGTTAAGAGAATACGAAGAACAACAAAAAATTCAATATGAGCGTGTCATATTTTCACGTTTGGACGTAAAATATTTTAAAACTGTTGGTGAAATCATAAATGAATTAGCTTTGAGTAATTTATATATTCCCGATTTTCATAA